CCGTTTTTCTCTTGAAATAGAGCAATTTGCTTCTGGCGAACCCTTTGGTCCACTGCACCGTGATATTCGACTGTAGAGGCCTCTCCGTGCGTTTTTTTTAGAGTCGAAACTATATTTTTTATGTCTTCAACGTAGTTTGCCCAGATTATAACTTTGCCCTCTGTTTCTTCTAACAATGACATCAATTCATCGAGTCTGTTGTTTTTAAGGTGCTTAATTGTGCCATCATCTGCCTTAAAATTGCCACAAGTTATTTGATGCAATCGTAATAGTTGTGTTAGCACATTCACGGTCGAACAAACTTTGCCGTCAAGTTCGGCAAGTGCAATTGTTCTCATCATGTTGTATGCTTTCTTTTGTTCTGATGTGAGTTCAACAATTCTTTTTTCGAATACTTTGTCAGGAAGATCCAGACAATCTTCTTTTAGTATGCGATATGAAAATTCACTAACTATGTCAGATAGCTCACCAAGATTACGATAACTATTGTTTGGACGAATAACGCTTACCGAACGACCGCCAACGTTAATTGTGTGCATATTTGCATACCGTGCTCTGAATGTGTAGTACGAGCTATGCCCTAATAAATCTGGATCTAAAAACTCACACTGTGAATACAAATCCAAAGGGCTTTTCGTGACTGGGCTACCTGTCATGATCCTTTTGTAGTATGCGTAACGACTGACTTCGATTACATTTTTAGTTCTCTTCGCAGTCGGTGTTTTAATTGTTGTGCTTTCGTCTATGGCCATCATGGCTCGATATGCAGACAAGAATTTTTTAGCTTCTTCTACTCCTGGTTTAGAAGAAAAGGCTTCAATGTTCATGACAAATAAAGTAAGTGACGGATCTCTAGTCTCATTGTACAGCTGTCCTAACAGTTCGTTATCTTCTTTGTTTCTAGAAGACGGAGCGACCCATTGAAACGTCCGACATTGTATGTGATCAGGTAAATGTGTAGGAATCTCTTGTGCGATCCAGTTTTTATACACACCTTTAGGTGCAACAATTAACGCGCCATTTATTTTGCCACTATCAAACAGCATGGCGATATTATCTAGTAATATCTTTGATTTGCCTGTCCCCATTTCACAGAACAATGCAAATACTTTTTTCTTGTGGCTCGCCTTTAGTGCGTCCAGCTGATGTTGATATGGCGTAGTTTTAAATCGATAGTCCATATTTTTGTCCATCCCACCGCCCAATTCTAACTTTATTAATATTTATATATTTCTTTCTTGAAATCTAATATAATGATGTCATATTAATTGTCAAGAAAGTATTTATGACTGTTTACTGTATACAAGAGCCGCCCGGCACAGCCGACGGTAATCCAAGATATAACGTGATGAAAGCGTTATCTTTTGGTGATGTAAAATTTTTATTTACAGAACGTGCTCAATTAGTTTATAGTGCAGGTTCGTTAATACATAAATTAAGAAAGAAACTAGAAAGATTTAACGATGAAGATTTTTTATTACTTGTTGGTGACCCCGCGATCATTGCCGTTGCTTCTGTCGTCGCATCAGAAGTTAATCACGGTAAATTTAAATTACTTAAATGGGATCGTATTGCTGGTAAGTATTATCCTTTATCGGTAGACTTATATAATAAGGAGAAAGAAAATGACTGAGATCAATGATATAGATTTCGAACAAGATCAACTGGAGAGAGTGAACGATTCGGGACTCCTCAACATCGCTGATTACTGCCAAAGATTGGTCGATTTAGAGAACGAAGCATCCACCCTCGAAGAACAATTGAAACACATAAAAGAAGAAATGTTAAGTATCAGCAGAGAAAAAATACCTGCTGTTATGGAAGAAAAAAACTTGACACAGTTAAAATTAAACGATGGTAGCGCAATCGAAGTGAAACCATTTTATGGAATTAGTATACCGCCTATGAAAGATCCCGATGGGAGAGCACAGGCGTATCAATGGCTTCGTGACAATAACCTAGGAGATATTATTAAAAATGAAATATCGGCTAGGTTCGGTCGTAACGAAGACGGAAAGGCATTGGAATTTACCAAGTTAGCCACCGCAAATGGGTATGAAGTTCAACAGGATTTGTCTGTGAACTCTCAAACTCTAAAAGCAACTCTTCGGGAACTGCACGAAAAAGGTGCGGATCTACCTCCTGAAGATATTTTTAAAACGTTTGTTGGTAGACAAGCAAAAGTAACAAGGAAAAAATAACAATGAACAAAGTTCAAAAGAAAACGAACAACGCAATTGCATCTGTTGATGAAAGTATGTTTATGGCAGATGCGCAAACACAGAGCGGCCTCGAGAACGTAAGCTCCGCCGATGATCTAGCACTACCGTTTTTAAAAGTGTTGAGTCAACTATCTCCTCAGTGTAACAAGACCAGCAATAATTATGTTGAAGGTGCAGAACCTGGCATGATTTACAACACTGTGTCTGGTACACTCTTTGATGGAGAACAAGGTATTGATGTAATACCTTGCCACTATAAACGAGAGTTTATAGAGTGGGGTGAGCGTGGCAAAGGCAGCGGTGCTCCTGTAGCAGTCCATGGTGCTGATTACGATATCAGTCAAGCACCTAGAGACGCTAACTTTCAAAACAGACTACCGAATGGTAATGTGATTGATGAAACGGCCAATCACTATGTTTTGGTTGTTAGCAAGGATGGTTACGAACAAGCTTTAATAACCATGAAAGCTACCCAAAGAAAAGTTTCACGAAAGTGGAACTCCATGATGCTCGGCATAAAGATGCAAGGCAAAGACGGACCGTTTACACCTCCGTCTTATAGTCACGTCTATAAGCTGAGAACTGTACCACAGTCTAATGCAAAAGGGACTTGGTTCGGCTGGGATGTACAAAAAATTGGTCCTGTGCAGGATCGGGGGACATATGATGCAGCTAAGCTGTTTTCACAAGGTGTGAGTAAGAACACCGTTAAGGTGTCCCACGAAGAAGAGACGCAGACTACTTCTACATCTTACTAAAAATTGGGCGGCTTCGGCCGCCCTTTTAATTTAAAGGGACAGAATGGACGAGAAATTTAGAGAGATCTTTCGTGGTCTTAACGTGGCGTATGGTAAGTTCATACCAGAAGAGACAAGCGACTCCGGTAAACTACAGGGTAAGAATAAAATTATTAGAGAACCTAGTGGATTACCAGATCATTTGTGGGAGGATCATCTTAGCGGTAAAACAAGTTTAGGCATAATACCTATCGATGAAAACAATGAGTGTCGTTGGGGATGCATAGACATAGACAAGTATAATGGATTCGATCACTTACAATTAATCAAAAAGATTCGAGACAAGAAACTACCACTGATTGTTTTTAAATCAAAAAGTGGTGGTGCTCATGTCTTTATGTTTTTCACTGTCCCTGTGAAAGCGAGTCTCGTACAATCTAGGCTGAAAGAGTTTGCCTCTTTTCTAGGTTGTGCGGGCTCAGAAATTTTTCCAAAGCAGGTTAAATTATTATTAGACAAAGGTCAGACGGGTAACTATTTAAACTTACCGTACTTTGGTGGGGACGGAAGCACACGTTGCGCTTTAGATGATGAAGGCAATCCTTGTAGTTTAGAATCATTCTATTCTATGCATTTAAAATATGCGCAGAACAATGCTGACGTTGAGTATGTTAAGCAACCTGATCGATTTGCAGACGGCCCACCTTGTCTCAATACTTTGTTTCACAACGGTGTCCCAGAGGGAGGTCGTGATGAAGCAATGACTAACGTCGCTGTGTTTCTTAAAAAGTCTGGCAAGACAGATTTTTTATTTGATCTGGGGGCCATCAACAACGAAATGTGTGACCCACCTTTGACGCAAGCAGAGGTTGAAAAAATAGAAAAGTCAGTCAAGAAAAAAGAATATGATTATGCGTGTAACAAAGAACCACTGTGTTCTAACTGCAATCGTAAAGAATGTTTTAGTAGAAAGTTTGGTAAGGGCGAAACGGATCTTGATGTCGTGCCAACGGGTTTAGAAAAATACGGATCAGAGCCTCCGTTGTGGTTTTTGTCTCTGGATGGTGTGGACAAACCACTAGAGCTGGAGACAGAAGACTTACAAAACCAGATAAGGTTTCAACGAAAATGCATGGAGCAGATCAGCATTATGCCAAAGATTATACCAGTCCCAAGATGGACAGAGAAAATCGGTGCAATGTTGGGAGGCGCTACGTATACACCGGTCAAGGGTGTCAGCAACACAGAGCAGTTTATAGAATATTTAAAAGAGTGGTGCACAAATAAAGCTGCTGCAGAAACAAAAGAAGAGATCGCACTGGGCAAACCTTGGCTCAATAGAGAGGCCAACAGGGATCGTAAACATCACTTCTTACTAAAACATTTGGAGGCTTTTCTACAACGAAAAAAGTTTACTGTTTTTCAGAGAAACAAAATGGTTCGTATACTGGAACAAGAGTTACAGGGCGCAAAGAAAACGTTACGCATATCTCAGGCAGACGGAGATATATTTTTAAAAGTATGGGTCGTGCCAGAGTTTATTGACGATACAGAGGACATAGAAGTAGCAACACCAGACATGAAAGAAAAGGAGTCTTACTAATGGCTAAAGTTATAAAATTACTAGGACCACCAGGCACTGGAAAAACATCTACCTTGTTGGACTACGTTGAAACAGAGATGGAGACAGTTCCAATAGACAAGATAGGATACTTCTCTTTTACTCGTAAAGCAGCTAACGAAGCAAGAGATAGAGCCATAGAAAAATTTAACTTAGACAAGAAAAGTTTTAGATGGTTTTCAACACTGCACTCATGTGGTTATCACTCGATCGATCAAGAGGGTCGCACCGTTATGGGCAAGCCACATTTCAAATCTTTTTCTGACAAGATTGGTTTGAAGGCACAACTTGTCGTGGACACCGAAACAGGCATGTCTGATAATATTTATCTCAACCAGCACAACCTAGCTCGTGCACGTGGCATCTCGTTAGAAGAACACTATAGGAAATACGTAGACTCTACGATAGTTGATTGGAAGTTTCTAGAACACCTGTCAACGGCCTACGAAGAGTTCAAACAAGTTAACAGATACATAGACTACACGGACATGTTGTACGAGGCAGTGAATGAAAATCTTCTGCCTGTTCTAGATGTGGTGTTTATCGACGAAGCTCAAGACCTGACACCGTTGCAGTGGGCTATGGTGGAACACTTTGCATCGACGGCAAAAAGACTGTATCTGGCAGGCGACGACGACCAAGCTATTTACAGATGGCTTGGCGCAGATGTAGAAAGATTTATTGATTATCCTGCAGAAGAAACAGTTTTACCTCAGTCTTTTCGGGTGAAGAAAAAGGTTCAAGAGTTTGCGCAACAAATTATCGAGGTTACAAAAAATAGAATACACAAAGATTGGTTGCCGACAGAAGAAGACGGTGTTCTTCGTTATCATCAAAGCATGGAAAGCGTAGACCTATCTTCTGGCAACTGGCTTTTGTTAGGCAGAGATAAATTTATTTTAGACAAGTTAGAGGAGGACTGCCGTATGCAAGGTCTGTGGTATGAAAAGCAAGAGAAGAAAAATATCATAAAGCCCATACCACAAAGAATGTTTGATGCGATTACAGGGTGGAACGACTTAATGAAAGGCGAGATGATCGATAAAAAAATTATAAAGAAAATTTTCTTTTACAAAAAAGTTTCTAATAAATACGAAGAAGCATTGGATGTAATGAATGACAAACATCTTTACGATCTTGAAACACTGACTTTGTTGTTTGGCCCTTTCAGTGTAGGCGAATGGTCTCAAGCTTTAGATAAAATTAATTTACAGGATCGTGCGTATTTACTTAGACTAGAAGCGAAAGACGAAAATATAAAGAACAAACCAAGAATAAAAATATCCACTATTCATGCTGCAAAAGGAGGAGAGTGTGATAAAGTGTTGCTTACGACTGACATGAATATAAGAACACATGAATCCTATCAAAATGATTCGGACGACGAACAACGAGTATTTTATGTTGGTGCAACCAGAGCGAAAGAAGAACTACACGTGCTGCTTCCACAAACTACCATGCATTTTAGATTAGCGTTATGACAGACTATGTAAATCATCCTCCTCACTACAAGAAAGGCGACATCGAGTGTATTGATGCAATTAAATCTTGCCTTGGAGATGGTTTTAAGTTTTACTTACAGGGCAACGCTATAAAATATTTATGGCGATACGAACATAAAGGAAGAGCACAAGAAGATTTAGACAAAGCAAAATGGTATATTGATAAACTAAAAGAACAGCATGAATAAATTTGTATACAACGCGCCCACGGAGTGGACGCCGAAAGAACATTTTCCTGATCTGTCCAAAGAAAAATTAATATCAATTGACTTAGAAACGTGTGACACACAACTTACTACGCACGGCTCTGGTTGGGCAACAAAGAATGGTTACGTTACAGGCATTGCTGTGGCTACAGCTAACTGGGAAGGTTACTATCCTATTGCACATAACGGTGGCAATCTTGATAAAACAAAAGTCCTTGATTGGTTTAAAACTGTTGCGAAACTAGATTGTCCTAAAATTTTTCATAATGCATCGTACGATATAGGGTGGCTTAAAAGTCTAGGAATAACGGTCAACGGTAAGGTGCACGACACCATGATATCGAGTGCTTTGCTTGATGAAAACAGATACTCTTACACACTAAACAGTTTAGCCAAAGATAAACTTGGCCGAACAAAAAACGAAGACTTGTTGATTGCTGCTGCCAAAGAGTTCGGTGTCGATCCTAAAAAAGAAATGTACAAACTACCATCGATGCATGTTGGAGAGTATGCAGAATACGATGCACGGCTAACGTACGATCTATATTTGTTAAACAAAGAAGAAATACAAAAGCAAGAGTTAGAAGATATCTACGACCTGGAAACTAGATTGCAGCCGTGTCTGATTGATATGCGAGCCAATGGTGTCAGAGTTGACCTGGAAAAAGCAGACCTTGCCAAGAAAGAACTCTCTGCACGCGAGAAGGAATTAATGTTAGAAATCAAGAAGATATGCGGATTAGACATAGAGATATGGGCTGCTGCATCCATTGCAAAAGCGTTTGACAAACTTAACATCACGTATCCTAGAACACCAAAAAGTGGTGCGCCTAGTTTTACTAAAAACTTTTTGTCGAGTCACGAACACGAGATTGCACAGAAGATTGTTGAAGCAAGAGAGATGAACAAAGCCAATACAACGTTTATCGATACAATACTTCGACACCAGCACAAAGGTAGAATACACTCAGAGATCCACCAGATGCGCAGTGATGACGGCGGCACAGTGACTGGTAGATTTAGTTACAGTAACCCAAACCTACAACAGATACCTGCTAGGAACGACGATATTAAAAAACTGATTCGTAGTCTATTCATACCGGAAGACGGTACACAGTGGGGCACATTCGACTACTCACAACAAGAGCCAAGACTCGTGGTGCACTACGCATACTCTGATGGACTAGATGTCAGAGCTATCATGAGTAAATACCAAGAAGGCAAAGCAGACTTTCACACCATGGTTGCAGACATTGCACAAATACCAAGACCACAGGCCAAGACAATAAACCTTGGTTTGTTCTACGGCATGGGCAAGGGTAAACTCATGAACGAGCTAGGTATTGAAAAAGAAGAGGCCGATGAAATTTTATCTATCTATCAAAACAAAGTGCCGTTTGTAAAACAGTTGACCTACAATGTGATGGACAAGTCTGCCGCTCGGGGAGAGATCAAAACACTTCTGGGTAGAAAGTGTCGTTTCCCATTTTATGAGCCAAGAGAGTTTGGCAAGAAAGGTTTTTACAAAACAAAAGAAGAAGCTATCAAGGCAGAGGGCCACGGTAATTACAAGCGCGCTGGGACATACAAAGCATTAAACAAATTAATTCAAGGCTCTGCAGCCGATCAAACCAAAAAAGCAATGGTGGACTTGTACGAACAAGATGGTATCATACCGCATATACAAGTGCATGACGAATTAAACATATCTGTTGAAAACAAAGACATGGCACTCAATATAAAAAACAAAATGGAAAACTGTGTAGAACTAAATGTACCGAGCGTTGTTGATTATGCATTGGCTAAGAATTGGGGAGAAGCGAAATGACCGCTGAGGTCATTGATGTTTGCCTATGCCCTGGGTGCAAGCATCTGACAGTGATGAAACAGATTAAAGAGGACAAATACTTTTGTAGGTCCTGCAAAAAACAATTCAAACAATACAAAAACGGTAAATTGATTTACATACCTCTTGGATTAGCGGACGCTATCGAGCGAACGAAACAAGAACTCATATTCGAGTTTGAGTCTGATGACGGTATGGGAGAAATTGTTTTCGAACCAGAGCTGGACGAAGACTAATTTTTAAAATCTATAGCGTTGAACACCTCACCAATGATAGTCGCTGGTCTGCCGTCCGAGTGATAGGTGGCACAAGATTTAAGTTCTTCTAGTGGTACGCCGTGTTGTAGGGCAACAGATATGATACGACCCATTTCAGTTAATGTATCGTGACGTTCTGTGCCAACTTTACCACCACCATTGATCCAAACTTCTTTGACATCTTCGTCATGAAATGAAGTGGTTAGTCGGTATGGCGTGCCGTTAGAATCTCTAATATCAAACGCATATGCTGGTCTTCTGTTTGTTAATTCTTTTCTCATTAATCCTCTTTCTCAAACACTAGAGCTCTAAGGTCAGTGTTTGCTGGAATATAAAAATGTCTTAGTTTTCTACGCATATCTTTGATTCTGCGTTCTGCTGTTTTCAAATTTTTTTTAGCTTCTAATTTAATCTCAGCTATTTCTTCAGCTATTGCCTGATGAGTAGCTTCTTTATCTAATGTGTCCATTGTTATACCTTTCTATAAAATTTATATAATAATATCAATATATGGTTGACAGTCAATAGTAATCTACTATATAATGTAGTAGATTATAATAAAATATGGAGGAATCTGTATGGACGATAATTTTTTACCAAACTTTTTGTTTGGTAGTGATTTTGATAACGTGAGACTGCACGAAGAAAATAAAGTTTTGAAGCAGCAAGTAGAACAGTTGCAAAGTAAACTAAAAAGTCTTACAGTTACGTTCGAGCAGGAAACTGGTCGAGAAATCACAATATAACTATGTATGAATAAAGAAAGGTAACAAGATGCCCGACATCAATAAATACTCGTCTGTCTCAATCTCAAAGGCAGCGTATAAAGAACTCAATATAGTGAGAGAACATCTATCCTCCGAGCTAGGAATCACCTTCTCGTTGGCTAAACTCATTGAACATTTAGCAAAAGATAAAGCAAAATCACTAAAATTGAATGGACATTCAGGCAAATAAACCTATTTCTTTAATAACAGAGAAATATTCTTATGGCGACGTCAAACGAAAAACGGTCGACGGCAAGCGTTACTACGAGGGTGAAGGCAAGCTTTTACCATCTGTTACAACTATTATCAGTAAGACAAAAGACGAAAGAGACAAAAAGAGCTTACAAGCGTGGCGCGATCGAGTTGGCGAAGAGACGGCAGAGGCGGTTAAGAACCAAGCAGCAGCCGTTGGAACAGCCATGCACAAATTCCTCGAGTGTCATATCAGAGGAATAGGCTACGATGATGTCACAAACATCGGAGTCATTGGAAAACGTATGGCACAGCTTATCATCGAAAAAGGTTTTCCCTTCATAGAAGAATATTGGGGCACAGAAGTCCCCCTCTTCTACCCCACGTTCTATGGAGGGACGACCGATTGTGTTGCCGTATGGAACGGCAAACCGGCGATTATTGATTTCAAACAGACCAACAAGCCTAAAAAAGAAGAGTGGATTGAAGATTACTACACTCAATTGGCGGCCTATGCCATGGCCCATGATGCCTTGTATGGAACTAAGATGGAAGCAGGCGTCATTCTCATGGCGTCAAGAGGGCTTAGTTTTCAAATGTTTACGATCGATGGACAACGGTTGGATGATTACAAATACAAATGGTTGAAGAGGTGTGAAAAATATTATGGTAAGATGGACAACTAAAGAATTAGTCGCTAGACTTGAAAAGTTTTGCTCGAGTCCTGAAGGTGCAAATGCCAGAGTGTCTCTGGCTGTGCCGATGGGCTTTGGGTCGAACCCCAACACGCATTTTGATATTAAGAAGATCGATCTTGTTCCTAATGCTTTGATAGGTTCGAAAGAAAAATATAGACTGATTATTGTCATACAGGAGATTGAATGACTTGGAAGATGTTTATGCAAATAGCTATTGTTGCGTTATTGGCTACGATATGTATTCAACAAACGCAATACTTGGAGGCTGACTGGTGTTCGTCGGAGATTGAGCTGCTTCGTTCCCAGTTAGCCGACATACACGGGTGGATGGAAAGAAGCGACAGTGAAGCGGAGTAAATTTTTTAGCAGTGAGCACGTCACAAAGAAAAGAATCAGACGACCCGGCCGGCATGCAAAGCGGCCAAACAAGAAGTTTAACAAAAAGCAAAGCCGGGGGCAAGGACGAAAGAGATGAACAAGCAAGAAAGAGACAGACAAAGACTTACCAAACATCTTTTCGATGGTTATCGTTACAGTCGGCCTTATAAAGATTTTAACTATCCAAACGGCTTTCAAGACCAAAGGGTGCACACTGAATATTGGTGGTCAGAGGATCTTGTGTTTGATTTGTTGAAAAAAGAAAAGTTTTTTGGCACATCTAGCATGTTTAAAACTAGAGAGCTTGTGGCCAAACACGGGTGGCACGGTGTTACATCCCTTGTGAAAGGGCCTTTTTCTCCTGCAGATATTTGGATTCCAGGCAAGGCTTTTGTTGAGGTTAAGTATACTTCTAATTGGGTCAACCCTAGTTTTGGTTTTCCAATGTCCTCTAGTAAAGGTCCTGCTCGTATCGAGCATTTTATAAAAGGTTATGATCGAGATACGCAACGTCCTCGTCGTTCTTATAAATTTTACCTTGCTGTTGTTTCTGATTTTAGTAACGCTGTTTTTTTGGTGGATTTATTTAATCAGCCTCTCGCTAAAAGATGGAAATATGATTTTACTTTTAAACATGGAGAACCGTCACACGGTGTCTTCTTGAACCGAGAGAACTGTGTTCTGCTTAAAGAAAATTTACACGAAACAATTTATAAATATAAACAAGGAGGAAACGATGAATGAGCCTTTAACTATAAAAATCAGGAAGATACAACAGCTTCTTGAACAACCACTTCAAGCAGACACAAGGCGCATCTGGCGACAGCACATGCGCGCTTTAGAAAATAAGATCGAAGAGAAAGAACGTGAGCGAGTGCTGGCGTTAGCCAGACTCGGTGGCGCGTACCTGGAAACGTAGGTGACGATTTATAAAAGGCAACAGCGCTATCTTACTACGGATAAGGGTAAGGCAAGCAATCGCAAGTCGACCGCAAAGTATGCACAAACCGATGCCGGTCGAGAATCGAAGCGACTGCGCAACCAACGATACTTTGCCTCAGAGCACGGGAAAGCCGTTAATAGAGCAAAAGTCGCAAAATATAAGGCAGCGAAACTGCAACGCATACCGCCGTGGGTAGATCGGGATCATTTGAAAGAGATACGTGAGTTCTATAAGAATTGTCCTACGGGCTACGAAGTCGATCACGTAATACCACTGCAAGGCGATACGGTGTCTGGTCTGCATATGATGGCTAACCTGCAATATTTGACGGCTGAAGAGAATGGGCGAAAGTCTAATAGTTGGCAATAGAGAACGGAACAAGAACAAAGTATGGCGAAAAACGGACAACGTGTGGTAGTTTATATAGTGTATATGAAATGAAATAGATAAATGTTTTTTTATTTCAAATTAGGTTACCACATTACCACAAACAACGAAAAACGGACATAAGACATTGAAAAGTAACAATAAAGTATGTGGTAACTATGTGGTAGTTTTAGTCCAAATGTGGTAAGCAAGAATGACATTTTACGAAGGAGTTCTTGAAATCAAAGTTTTAATCGCGTATTTTATTTTTTGAGAGCTATATGAAAACCAAAACGGCCACTAAATTATCCACAGCCTGTATCATGCCGGCCAAAGGCAGACCGACCCAAGTCAAGGTAGGCTACCGAACCATACAAATAAAATATGTTACACCAGATTTCATCACGGACGACATGACAGAGAGCTACGGAGAGTATAGGCCACGCGAGGGCGTTATCTATATTCAGGACGCGTTGGTCCCACAAGAAAGGTGCAACACTACATGGCATGAAATTTTACATGCGGTGGTCTACATCAGTGGGCTCAACCAAGCGAACGGACCACTCAAAGAAGATGATGCCGAAGAATTGACGGTTAATCAAATATCTAACTTTATGATGGGAGTGTATAGAGACAATCCTTGGTTATTGGATATGCTTAAAAAACATTTGAATGATATAGATAACTAAGCTTTTTTCTTAGTTTCATCAACTAGCTCGCCCTCAACAATCTTCATCTCTCTCATGAGCTCGCCAATCTTTTCGTCGAGTTCACTCTCTGTAAGTTGATCTAGCTTACCATGTTTGATAATCTTTTGATCTATGTACAAGCCTGCGGCTTTACCTCTAGCGACTTCTGCCTGAACTGCTGCCGAGTATGATCCTTCTTCCAAAGCTTTCTCTCTAATCTTTTGCAGCTCTTTGAAGTGCCTGTGTATATCCACCTCATACTTCTTGTGTATTTCTTCCCGAAGCTGTCTAGCATAGTCTACAACCAGGGGATAATATTTCGGGTTTTGTAGCATGGATGCTTTTTGTCTGGCTGAACCCTCCGGATAACCTGCCTTAATAGCAGCCTCTGTTGCTGTCATCTTGCCCTCGTTGTGTACGAGTTCTTTGACAAATAAAACTTGTTTGCTTGTAAGTTTCCTTGGTACTCCCACGCTTGTGCCTTTCGTTTTCTTACGCTTGCGCCTTATCTGCGCTTGCGCCTTTCGCCTGTGCCTTTTTTTCTGGTGTTGTAAAATTATCACACAACCAACAAAAAAACAAGTATCGAGCCTTTTGACTTGACACAATATCTAGTGGATTTTTTTTCATCATGGATACAAGATATAGTATGTTGATAAGTCGTTGTCAATAGCATTTTATATTATTTTGCTATTGACTTTTGAAACGAATAATGTATAATGTGATCTATTATAAAATAGGCGATAAGTATAACCTATTAATTATACTAATAGAAAGAAAAGAGTAAATGGGTAAATTTAAAAACATGGCTTATGATAAAGCCGAGAATACAATAGACGATAAAATTGAAAAAATTATCAAAGAAGATGTATCCGTTGAAAAAGCTGTTGATGAATTAATGAAAGACAATTATGTAAAGGCTTTTTTCACGAAAGATGAAGTTTTAAATATTATAACACATGAAATAAAGAAAGAATTAAATTATGGCAACGCCAGCGTCCATTGAAACATTAGTATTTAATCATTTAAGTAAACATTGGAACTTAAAGACAGCTAAAAAAATAACGGGTGGTGGCATCACAAAGAAAAACAAAAAGATGCCTTTTTATAATTATGATCTATCGGCTTATGACTGTGATAAGGGAACTCAGTTGAGAAAAGTCCCTAATTCTGTATGTTCAAAATGTTATGCTACAAATGGGAACTTTCAATATCCATCAGTAAAATTAAGCCATCAATACCATAT